TTTTAATCATACAGAAAATGCAGATATTTTGACTATGACTTAGTCTTTTCTCTGCATCTTTTTTTCATTTAATTTGAATATATTATTGGTTTTATGTGTATTTAATTTGGCGTTCTACAGAATACGAGGCCATAGCGCGCCGTACGGCAGAGTTTATCGGCCTCGATGACTTCGACGACACGACATACCAGCCGTCAAGAATGATGTTCTGGCCAAGCACCAGCAAAGACGGAGAGTACGTCTTCATTCAGAAGGACGGAGAAACGCTCTCAGCAGACGAGGTGCTGGCATCATACAGAGACTGGCACGATATCAGCACATGGCCGCGATCATCAAGAGAGACGGACATCCGGGCGCACCTGGGAAAGAAGCAGGAAGACCCGCTGACAAAGACAGGATGGATCGGAGCGTTCTGCAGAACCTACACCATCCAGGAGGCAATAGCAAAATTCATTCCCGATGAATACATCCCGACAGCCAGCGAGAACCGCTGGACCTACGCAAAGGGAAGCACGGCCGGAGGGCTGGTGATCTATGATGACAGGTTCGCATACTCGAACCACAGCACAGACCCGGCAAGCCAGCAGCTGTGCAACGCGTTCGATCTGGTAAGGCTGCACATGTTCAGGGACGACCCCGACAGTCAGAAGAAGATGCTGGACCTTGCAAGCAATGACAAGGCAACAAAGGAACAGCTGGCAAAAGAGAAGGCACAGGAGGCAAAAGACGCCTGGGATGACGAAATCAGCGGTCCAGATGCGAAAAACTCGCAACAGGAGGCTGATTCTGACACACAAGACGAGGATGACAGCTGGCTGGAGGCGCTGGAGATGGACAAGAAGGGCAACCTCATGGCCACGACAGACAACATCGTGCAGATTATGACACATGACAGAAAGCTGAAGGACAGCGTCGGCGGAACCGACCTGTTCCAGCAGAAGCCCGTCAAGGTGGGAAGCCTGCCATGGTGGACCTACTGCGACAACAGAACGTGGGACGACACGGACGATGCCGGACTGCGCTACTACCTGGAGAAGGTCTACAGGATCGTAGCCAAGGGCAAGGTGGACGATGCGGTCGCCTTCGTACACGAGAAGAACAGCTTTCACCCGGTACGGGACTACCTCAGCGCACTGAAGTGGGACGGGCAGGAGAGACTGGACACGCTGTTCATTGACTACCTTGGAGCAGAAGACAGCCCCTACACAAGGGCAGTAGCAAGAAAGACATTCACAGCAGCCGTGGCGCGCGTATTCGAGCCGGGGTGCAAGTTTGACTGCATGCCGGTACTCATCGGCAAGCAGGGCATAGGGAAGAGCCACATGCTGAGCATCATGGGCGGCGAGTGGTTCTCCGACTCCATTACAAGCATCAGCGGCAAGGAAGGCTACGAGGCACTGCACGGCAGCTGGATCGTCGAGTGGGCTGAACTGTCCGCAGCAAAGAAATCAGACATCGAATCCATGAAGCAGTTCATCTCAAAGAGAGACGACCGCTACCGCAAGGCATACGCAAGAAGAGTAACTGATAACCCACGACAGTGCGTCTTTGTGGGAACGACCAACGATGACGAGTTCCTGCGTGACTTCACAGGAAACAGAAGATTCCTGCCGATACAGACAGACGCGACAGCAGCAACAAAAAACATCTTTGATCAGCTGCCACAGGAGCGTGATCAGATCTGGGCGGAGGCCGTCCAGAGATACAAGGATCATGAGCCGCTGTACCTTGACAGAGAACTGACAGAGACCGCAACAAGGATCCAGGACGACCACACATACCACTCCGTACGAGAGGACCTCGTAAGAGACTATCTGGAAAGAAAGCTGCCGGAAGGATGGAAGGACATGACCCTGTTCGAAAGAAAGTCATGGCTGGAGAACCCGGACAACCAGGGCACCGTGGAACGAGACAGGGTGTGCCTGCTGGAGATCTGGTGCGAGGTATTCGACGGAAGCAAACTGAGCTTCAGCAACCAGGACCAGCGGGAAATGAAAGCCATCATGACAAGAATTGGATGGGACAGGAGTAAAAGTAATTTGCAAATGGGTTCAGCTTACGGAAAGCAAAGGGCTTACTTAAGGCCATCTAAATAGGAAACGCACTGGAAACGCTGGAAACGGTGACCCGGAAACACCGGAAACGCACGGAAACGGATAAGAGCTGGCTACTGTTTCCAACGAAAATGTGCATGAATAAAGGATTTACAAACAATTGGAAACGGTGGAAACAGTAATTCTATAACTTAATGAAATATATAGAAAAAACACGTATACGCACGCATATATACACGCATATACGCATATACGCGCGCGAGCGTTGCACCGTTTACTGTTTGCATCACAAAAAACACAAGGAAAGGAATACACGAAATGACAATAAATGACATCACGATACTGGCAATCATGGCAGCGTGGCTGATATTCATAAAATGGGTCATGAGATAAGAGGAGGAATAACGACATGAAAAAAGAAACCAACCTGGAACACTACAAGGGAAGACTGAAGAAGATCCTGAAGATGGGATACAAAGACCCGCAGACGGTATTTCATGATATCAAAGCATCTATTGATCCAGAGATTCAGCGCACCAGCGATTTCTTCACGAGCAGTATCCTGGACTGGATGGCGCAGGAGTACAAGCCGGAACTCCTCGACTATGCAGAAAAGAAATACCTCAGCGAAGTAATCCGACCGTTCAGAAAAGAAGTTAATGGCATTACGAAACGGACAGACACATTACGCTACCGGGATTTTATACGGATACAGGTAGGAGATGACTACTTGACTTTTCCACACTTTGAAAAAGGAACAAGGTACAAAGGCCTGGAATACGACAAGACCTACAAGCCAGAAGAGCTGGGACTCTAGAAAAGAAAAAGGAGAACAATATGAGAGAGAAAAGATTATATGTCGAATGCGACAGATGCCATACAGCAATCACAGTAAAGCAGGATCCGGAAGGAACAGCAAGAGCAGTAAATGGTATCTACTTACCGGACCGCTACGAAGACCTGCCGGAAGGATGGGTAAGAACCGGAGACCACAGAGATCTGTGTCCTGACTGCGCAAAGAAGTTCGAGCAGACAATGAAATCCTTCTACGGAGAACACAGATGATCGAGAACCAGGTAGAAAGACACCTCCACAGCAGGATCGGACTGATCGGAGGGCTGTGCCTCAAGTTCACATCCCCGGGAACTGCAGGAGTTCCCGACAGGATCATCATCCACGAGGGACGTACGATGTTCGTCGAGCTCAAAAGACCAGGCGAGAAGCCACGTCCCCTGCAGGTGACAGTCTTCCGGCAGATGAAGAAAGAGGGCGCATTCATATACGTGCTTTCAAGCAAGGAGCAGGTCGACCAGTTCGTAGACGAGCTGAAGACCTACGCAAGATGCCCGAACATGAACAACTATGACGAGTTTTGAACCGCACGCCTATCAGAGAAAGGCGATAGAGTTCGCACTCGACAATGAGAGATGCGGACTCTTCCTGCCGATGGGAGCAGGAAAGACAGTGACCACGCTGACCATCATCCAGGACCTGATGCTTCTCGGACTGATCCGGAGAGTTCTGATCATTGGACCCGTCAGAGTCATCCAGAGCACATGGCCGGACGAGATACAGAAGTGGGACCACACAAGGGACATGACCTACTCGGTAGTTGCAGGAACCCCGAAGCAGAGAAGGAAGGCACTCGAGAAGGATGCGGACATCTTCCTCATAGGCAAGGAGAACGTGTGCTGGCTGATTGACGAGACTTCAGAATTCAACTTTGACATGGTGGTGATCGACGAGCTGTCAACATTCAAGAACCCGAGAAGCCAGCGATTCAAGGCACTGCGCAGAGTAATGCCGAGAGTGAACAGATTCATCGGACTGACAGGAACACCGGCACCAAGAGGCATCCCGGACCTCTGGAGCCAGGTGTACCTGATGGACAGAGGAAAGAGACTCGGCCGGACACTGACGATATTCAGAGAGAACTACCTGCAGCCGGGAAGAAGGAACGGCTACATCGTGTACGAATGGCTCGTCCAGCCGGGAGCAGACAGAAGGATCTACGATGCAATCGGAGACATCTGCATGAGCCTGGATCAGAAGGACTGCGCAGAACTTCCACCGGTGAAATACCTCGATTACAGGGTCAGACTGCCGAAGGAAGTGATGAACAGATACCACGCTTTCAAACGCGAGAAAGTTCTAAGCATCGAAGACGAGCAGGTGATGGCCGCGAATGCAGGCGTTCTGTGCGCCCAGCTGAAGCAGATCACCTCGGGAGAGGTGTACACCAGGGAAGACATGAACGGCCGCACAGCGGGCACGAAATGCGTCCACAGCACGAAGCTGGATGCACTCGACGACCTGATAGAAGCAGCCAACGGAAATCCGGTGCTTGTGTTCTACTGGTTCCAGCACGAGAAGGAACGACTTCTCGCACACCTGCAGAAGGACCACAAGGTGCGCGCACTGACGACAGCAAAGGACATCACAGACTGGAACACGGGAGACATCGAGGTGCTGCTGGTGCATCCGGCCAGCGCAGGACACGGGCTGAACCTCCAGCAGGGCGGACACATCGCCATCTGGTACAGCCTGCCGAACTGGAACCTGGAGCTCTACCAGCAGGCAAACGCACGCATCTACAGACAGGGCCAGAAACAGCCCGTGACCATCTACCGGATCATGGCCGAAGGAACGATAGACGAAGACGAGGCACGGGCACTGGAAACAAAGGACGTGACGCAGCAGGCGCTGATAGCAGCACTGAGGAGGTAACAGAATGGACTACAGAGAATCAATCCAGCAGCTGAGATGGACGGTCTACTACAACCGCAGACTGATACGGGTCAACCAGGACATCGAGGTGCTGAGGCACCAGATGACCGGGCTCGCCCGTTCAGGGCCCGTCCTGAGCCCGCAGCAGGCCAGATCGCCGCTCCCCCTTCCACACTACCAGCACGACCCGAATGCCTCGCCTGTGGCCCTGATCGAGGCCGTAGAGGCAAAGGAAAAGGAAGCACGGATGCTGGCAAGGCTGATTCTGGAATGCGGGTGGATTGAAAGCATGGACCAGCAGGACAAGGAAGCACTGATGGACATCTACCTTCTGCAGCAGAACTACGAGCAGACAGCCATCAGGTACGGATACACGAAGAAGGGGCTCTGGAAGCACCTGAAATCAAAAATTGAAGCCATGGAGTGAAAGAGTACACCCGGTGTACCAGAAAACCGTGCTATTATGTAAAAGTCAAAAAAGGACAAGCTGATACAGGGGTCCCAAGCTGCCCCACAGCCTGTCCTTTTTTGCATGCCAGGAGGGACCTCCCTATATAGAACGTCAATGCTGTAACCGAAAATCTTGAAAATGCCTCCTGGCTCAAAGGAAAAGAAAGGACACCGACACTAATGAACATCAAATACATGACACCAGGTGAACTGGTGCCCTACGATAAAAATCCGAGAATCAACGACCAGGCAGTAGACCTGGTAGCAAACTCAATCCGCGAGTTCGGCTTCAAGCAGCCGATCGTGATCGACAGGAACAATGTCATCATTGCAGGACACACGAGATGGAAGGCAGCCAGAGAGCTGGGGCTGGACAGAGTCCCATGCATCATGGCCGATGATCTGACACCGGCGCAGGTGAAGGCCTACCGACTCGCAGACAACAAGGTCGCTGAAGCCTCAGAATGGGACTTCGACCTCTTAGACGAGGAACTGCAGGAGCTGGACAGCCTGGACATAGACATGTCCGACTTTGGATTTGTGCAGGATGAGGTAGACACGACAGAAGCAGTCGAGGACAACTACGAGCCGGACATTCCAACAGAGCCGATGACAAAGAAGGGACAGATCTGGAAGCTGGGTGACCACAGGCTGATGGTTGGAGACAGCACAAGCAGACAGGACGTGGAAGAACTGTGCAACGGAGACGCCATGGACCTGGTCGTAACAGACCCGCCATACATCGTAGCAATCGAGAACAGCCAGGGCATGACCATCGAGAACGATGACATGGACAGTGCGAACTTCCAGGAGTTCCTGACTGCAGCATTTGAAAACATGAGCGACCACCTGAAGGCAGGCGGCGCTTTTTATATCTGGTACGCAAGCCGTACCCACATGGACTTTGAGCAGTCCCTGAACAACGCAGGCCTGGAAGTCAGAGAGCAGCTGATCTGGAACAAGAACAGCCTGGTGCTCGGCAGACAGGACTACCAGTGGAAGCACGAGCCGTGCCTCTACGGATGGAAGGACGGCGCAAGCCACTACTTCATCAACAACAGAGCGCTGACGACAGTAATCGACGATGACGAGATAGACCTCGATGCCATGAAGAAGGACGAGCTGAAGGCACTCGTGCAGCGAATCCTGGAAACATATCCGGACGTTACGGTGATCAACGAGAAGAAGCCGGCCAAGAACGACCTGCATCCGACGATGAAGCCAATCAAGCTGATAGCAAGGCTCGTAAAGAACAGCAGCCGAACACGCGAGAACGTGCTCGATCTGTTCGGAGGCTCAGGATCTACGCTCATCGCGTGCGAGCAGCTGAACAGAAAGTGCTTCATGATGGAATACGACCCGCGCTACGCGGACGTCATCATAGACCGCTGGGAACAGCAGACGGGACAGAAGGCGGTGCTTGCAAATGGCTGAGATGAGTGAAGGAAAGAAGAGACAGCTCGCGAACCTCACAAAGCCGTTCACAAAGGAAACAGCAGCAGAGATGGGACGACGCGGAGGAATCGCCGCACAGAAGGCCATCGCAAAGAAGAAGCACCTGAAGGACAGCCTGAAGGTCATACTTGCACTGGAGCCAAGCGACAGAAACAAATCCAAGCTGGCAGACCTTGGCATCCCGGAAGATCAGATGACAAACGAGATGCTGATGGCAGTGGCCATGTTCAACAAGGCCGTCAAGGGAGACGTAAGAGCAGCGGAATACATCCGAGACCTTACAGGCCAGCAGCCGCAGTCCAAGCTGGACAGAGCCAAGACAAACCTCATGAACGCGCAGGCAAAGGCACTGACGGAACAGACCAACGGCGGAAAGTCAGAGCTTACAAAGCTGGATGAACTGCTGAAGGGAATCGACAGGCTGGCCGAGGACGACAATGGAACTAAGTGAGAAGCAGAAGGAGTTCTGGACCACAAAGCCGCACAGATGGAACGTCAAGACAGGCGCGACCAGATCAGGCAAGACGTGGCTGGACTACTACATGATACCCAAGCGCATCCGAGCCGTTGCAGGAAAGGACGGCCTGGTACTGCTGATGGGCAACACCAAGTCCACACTTGAAAGAAACGTGCTGGCACCGATGAGAAACATGTACGGCGGACGGCTGGTAGGAGGAATCCGGCCAGACAACACGGGCGACCTCTTCGGAGAGAAATGCTACGCGCTGGGCGCAGACAAGATCACACAGGTAGACAAGATCCGTGGATCCAGCCTCAAGTACTGCTACGGAGACGAAGTCGTGACATGGAACGAGGAAGTCTTCAACATGCTGAAATCACGTCTCGACAAGCCGTACTCCTGCTTTGATGGAACGTGCAACCCTGACAACAAGAATCACTGGTTTCACAAGTTCCTGCAGAGTGACGCGGACATCTTCCAGCAGCACTACCAACTCGATGACAACCCGTTTCTATCGCCGGATTTCGTGGAGAACCTGAAGACAGAGTACAGGGGCACGGTCTACTACAACCGATACATCCTTGGAGAGTGGTGCAACGCAGAAGGCCTGCTCTTCCCGCAGTTTGCAGACAACCCGAGCGAATGGGAAGTCAAGGGAGAGCTGCCGCTGTTCGGACGAATCAACATCGGACTGGATATCGGCGGAACGAAATCCCACAGCACTCTGGTGGTCACAGGAATCACGATGGACTGGAGCGAGATCGTAACCTTTGCAGAAAGAAAGATCGTTCACAGCAAGGGCACGATAGACGCAGAAAGACTGTGCCAGGAAACAGTGGCGCTGCTTGGAAGCCTTGAGCAGCAGGGATACTACGTGGCCTATGTTTTCGTGGACAACGCGGAGCAGGTCATTCTGAACAGCATAAGGGCAGCCGTAAGAAATGCAGGATTTGCAACACAGGTGGCTGACTGCAAGAAGGTCGAGGGAAAGACAAGAATCCTGACCTACAACATGATGCTGAACAGACACAAGATGAAATTTCAGGCCGTGCCGATGGTGGTAGAAGCACTGAGCACGGCTTTATATGACAGCAAGTCAAAGGAGGACAAGATCCTCGATGACTTCACGACGGACATCGATACATTCGATGCCCACTTTTACTCATGGTCAACATTCATGACCGTGATCACAGGCAGGAGGGACTGATGAAACTACTTTTCACAATTTTAAGTGACCTGGGATACCCGGTCAGCGATACCATCCAGCAGTACTACGCAGACATCCATCTGTGGGAAGACTGGTGGAGGGGATACGTCCCTGACTTCCACAACTACTGGATCAGGGACGTGCAGGATAACGGAGCACAGGTAAAGAGAAAGCAGATGCGCATGGCAAAGAAGCTCTGCGAGGACTGGGCTAACCTTCTGCTCAACGACAAGACACGCATCCTCATCGAATGCGGAGAACACGAAACGAACAGAACACAGGAATGGCTGACAGGAGACACTGACGAGCAGAACGGAGGCATCCTGGGACAAACTGAATTCTGGGTCAAGGGAAACAAGGCCGTTGAAAGAGAATTTGCACAGGGAACCGTCTGCTTCTACTGGCAGCTGACTGGAGCTACAGAGCAGGGTGGAGAACTTGCAGGAGAAGGACTCCAGCTGAAGGTCATCAAGGACGCACAGATGATCGTGCCTCTGACATACGACGATGAAGACATCACCGATGTGGCGCTGGCCAGCAACTACACGCAGGGCAGCCAGGAGCACCTCTATGTTCAGATCTTTAAAAAGATGAATGACGACGGAGAGTACCTCATCGCGAACCACTTCTACAGAGTGAACAGAGGCGGCGGATACGAAGAAGTACCGGGGCCGCACGGAGAAGTGGAATCCTACGTACTGCCATGCAAGCCGTTCGTGATCATGAAGCCGAACATTGAAAACAACATCGCAGACGTACCGCTGGGAGCCAGCATCTACGCCAATGCGATAGACAACCTGCAGCTGTGCGACCTGAGCTACGACAACATGTTCATGGATACGCTGCTGGGCAAGAAGCGCGTCTTCATGGATCAGGCAGCCGTCCAGCTCAAGCCAAAGACCTACGCAAAGGACGAGAAGGGACAGGACAGAGTCGTCCAGCAGGAGCCGGACATCGGAGCAACGCTGGAAAAATCACTCTACGTGACCACAGGAGAAGCGCTACCGGGAGAGCAGAAATTCTTTAACGAGTACAACCCAAGCCTCAGAGTAGACGAGAACAAGGAGAACGTGCAGTTCAACCTGAACCTCCTGAGTGCAAAGGTCGGGCTGGGGCAGAACCGCTACCAGTTCAACCAGGTAAGCATGACCACAGCAACACAGGTCAAAGCCAGCAACAAGGATCTGACAGAATCCGTATGGAAGCAGAGAATCGCTATCCAGGAGGCACTGAAAGATCTGACAAGAGCGGCGCTCATCCTTGGAAAAGAGAAGCTGCACCAGCCGCTGGACGTGGACGCAAGGATCACCATTCAGTTTGATGATACGATGTTCGCGGACGAGGAAGCCGAAAGAATGAGATTCATGCAGGAAATCGCTGCTGGAATCAGACAGAAATGGGAGTACCGCGTAAAGTACGACGGAGAAGACGAAGAGACCGCACGTAAAATGACCGGAGAAACGGCCGCTGCGCAACAGCAGACGCTGGCCGGACAATTCAACCCCGGAGACCAGAATGGCGCGAATTCGGGCCAGAACGGGGCTAATTCGGGCGCTGTAGACGACTAGAAGGCTGACGTATGGCACTGACACCAAGTTATCTGCAGAAATGCACAGATGGAATCGAAGGTGAATACCAGAAGCTGGTCACAGAAATCCTGGTCGACATGGCGCAGAGAATAGCGCACGCAGGAAGCATGACAAGCACGACAGAATACCTGAACGCAAAGCTGAGGGAACTGTCACTCCAGCAGGAGTACATCAACAGGGCGCTGGCAAAGGTACTGAACACAAGCGAATCAGAAGTAGAAAAGCTGATGGACGAAAGCACGTACAAGAGCACACGAGATACGATCGTACAGCTGGAGAAGCACGGGTACGACACCAGCGGGCTGTCCTTTGGAAGACAGATCGAGAAGAGCACCAACATCGCAAAGAATGAGCTGTCAAATCTCACGCGAACGACAGGACAGCTGGCCACAGCACAGATGATGAATCTGTACGATCAGGCATACCTGCAGGTGGCAAGCGGAGCGTACAGCTATGACCAGGCGGTGACCAACGCCATCAGGAAGCTGGCAAAGGAAGGGCTGGGAGAAGTCACATACCCGACAGGAGCAAAGAGAAGCGTAGAGGCAGCCGTAAGAGTTGCAGTAAGAACCAGCGTGGCACAGAACGCACTGAAATGCGAAGAAGACATGCTGAACGATATGGACATCAACCTGGTGGAAGTTTCAAGCCACCTGGGAGCACGACCAAGCCACGCCGTATGGCAGGGCAAGATCTACTGGAGAAACCATCCAGAAGGAAACTACGAGAACTTCTATGAGGCCACAGGCTACGGAACAGCAACAGGACTGGGCGGATACAACTGCAGACATCAGTTCTATCCATTCTTCGGAGAAGGAGACGAGCAGACCTACTACCACATCGACGAAACAAAAAACGAGCAGTTCTATCAGATGGAGCAGCAGCAGAGAGCCCTCGAGCGTAAGATGCGCAAGTGGGACAGAGAAGAGAAGGTGCTCAAGGCTGGCGGTCAGGACACCACGGAAGCAAGGAAATGGAAGAGATACTACAAGGAAAAGATCAATGATCTGATCAAGAGCTCAAACGGCTTCCTGAAGCGTGACTACTCGGCTGAAAAGGCGTGGAGTGCGCAAGATTTGAAAAAGACACAGAAGCAGGGCTCCGAGATAAAGCGAGCTCCGGCTTCGAAAAGACTTTCTGACAAAGTAGAAATTTCCAAGCAAAACGTTAGTCTCAATCCTGAAAAGCAGAGTAAACATACGCCGGACGGGAAAAGATTCCTGGATCATCTAGCCAAGACAGGGAAAAAGTATTCATATTTCACAATTACAACGAACGAACTGGAAAAGCTGATTAAAAGTTATGCAGGCTCCGGCTATAAACATTATTCAAAGAATAAACAGACGGGCAGATACATGTGGGACAATAAAGAAATTATTGTTGAAAACCACCAAAAAATAGGGTACGTTGTAAAAGAAGACGGGACAGAAATACCTACGAGATACTTCAAAATCCACTACTCAAAAACTGGAGTACATCTGGTACCTCTGGACCCGAAAATGGGAGACAAATATGCGAAGATACACACCGAAGGAGTGTCGATATCTCTCCATAGAAGAGATTGAGAACGCAAGAATTATTTACAAAGACGGAGACGTACTTGAGGGAGATCTGTTTTTTACACCTGAGGGATCATGGGACGAAGATGACGTGCCACAGTTTGATTTGATCGCCAAGAATGGGCTACTCTATGGCGGGGATTTAGACGAACTGGAGTACATTATTGACCTAAATTCGTAGGAGAGGCATATGTCAGAAATTAACAAGATCATCTACAAAATCCTGAAAAATCTACGCGACAGCATGAGCGCTGACGAGTTCGACGAGCAAAGGATAGCACCCGAAAGACTGGGAACAGACAAGAACACAAGGGATGCAATCCTCGTCCAGCTATTGCACGCAGGATACATAGAAGGCCTGCAGGAAACGCAGTACATAGGGGATACAAAACCAACGCTGACAGACCTGCAGTACACAAAGATTACACTAGCCGGACTGGAATACCTGGAGGAGAACAGTCTCATGCAGAAAGCAGCTAGACTGGCGAAGGGCATCGCAGAGGTGATAAAGTGATTAACGAATTCATCTGCAGCCTCCTGGAACGCATACGCGACAGCGTGAAACAGACAGCCGCAGATTTTGAAAGGGGTCTCGCAGAAGTGATAGCAAGGGTAATCATAACAATCATAGAGGTGATAAAGTGAGACAGAACGCAAGCAACAACGGACAGGATATCCTGAACTGGTTCAAGACGGACGAGCTGGAATTTGAATTCACGGAAAAGGGATATCCGATCATAGAACCAATCACGAAAGAAGAAACAGAGGGGATCGCTAAAACGATTCCCTTTCATTTAGCAGCCAAGAACGACGACTGGGACAGATGGGTGCACTTCCACATTCAGGATTTCAAGTTTGAAAGAATCTGGAACGACCCGGACAAGTACATCCCGATGCTTCAGAAGTACCGAGGCATCATAAGCCCGGACTTCAGCATGTATACAGACATGCCGCGCCCGCTGCAGGAGTACAACCACTACCGTAACAACTGGTTTGCAAGATACGCGCAGATCAACAATATTAAAGTGATCCCGAGCCTTTCATTCAGCAACGAGGAAAGCCACGAATACTGCTTTGAAGGAATCCCGGAGAATTCAGTGCTCTGGATCAACACAATCGGCCCGTTTCGAGATACAGAGGCGCGGCCTTTATTCTGGTCAGGATTAGACGCAGCTATAGAACGCCTAAGCCCGACCTTTTTATATGTTCGAACCGGAAGTACGGCCTACAGAGAAATGCTGGAGGACAGGCTCAAGGGCAGAGTCGAGCATGAATTCATAAAGAACGACAACTGGCTCTACGGAGCGTAGAAAGGAGAACGATGGGAAGCGGAGGAAGAAGAAGCCCGAAGGGCGGACTGAGCAATACAGGCGGAGCACAGAAGCTGAAATTCAAAGCCATGGATCCAGCGGCTCAGAACAGCATGCTGGCAGTTCAGAGACAGAAGCAGACAGGTGCAGCCCTGAAAGCTATCCACAACTACATCGACCCGACGTGCTACGCTTCAAACGGCTTCAACCACGCGCAGAACCTCAACCAGGCACTGAACACAGGCAGACCTCTGACTGCGAAGCAGAAGGCCACGGAAAGCGGGCTGAAGAGCATCATGACCCCGATGCAGGACAACTACATCCTGTACCGAGGAGACCATGACGACATGCTCAGGCGAATAGGCATCAACATGCAGCAGTTCAACAGCACGCGATCGCAGACAGGCGACACACAGCTCCAGCAGGCGCTGGTCGGGCAGTCCTGGATAAACAAGGGGTTCACCTCAACCAGCCACACAAAGGGAATGTCACCATTCCTGCCGGGAGGACCTGCATCCGGCGGTCGAGAAGTGATCCTGAACATTCAGGCCAAGAAGGGAACGAAGGCTGCACTTATTCAGCGAAGCCAGGCGGAAGTCTTGCTGGATACAGGAACTAGATTTACAATCACAGGTGCCCACTACACAGGCGCTACCGCATACCCGAAGCAAGGCGGAGCGAAAAGGCAGATTATTATAGACGTTACAGCAGAATAAGGAGGAGAGCATGGCAAAGAAGAAAACACAGGCTGAGCTTCAAAGAGAAGAGAATGAAGCGCTCGGCGGCTTTATCCAGGTAGACACACTGCCGGGAAATGTCATCGACTGCACACCACGATCAGTCAAGAAAAGAGCAGCACGAGTGATGAAGGCCCTGGCAGCACGAGAAGCCAGAGAAGCACAGCGAGAAAAGCTAAGCAAGAAGAAATAAGACGCCAGCACGGCGCCTTTTCTTATGCCCTGAACACGGCGTTTAAAAGGTTCACCGGCGCCCCAGCATGCGCTTAAAAAGGCTGACTCTAGAACTGGAGAGAACCAGATATAAAAAACGCAGGAGGAAATCATGGAGTTTTTAAAGGACGTGCTCGGCGTAGACCTCTACAACCAGGTCGCAGAAGCACTCAAAGGTCACGAAAAGGACATCAAACTCGCAAATCTAGCCACAGGCGACTACGTATCCAAAGGAAAGTACGACAGCGACCTGCAGGCAAGAGACACACGAATCGCAGAGCTCACAAAGGAAGTTCAGGACTACGACGGAGTAGACGTGAAAAAACTTCAGCAGGATGTAGCGGACTGGCAGAAGAAGTACACAGACGACATCGAAGCCGAAAGAATCGCGTCCAAGGTACAGCTGGCGGTAGCCAAATCAGGAGCACGCTCAGAAAAGGCGCTTCTAGGCATGCTGGACTTTGACAAGATCACAATCGGAGACGATGGAGAAGTCAAGGGACTCGACGAACAGATCGCAGACATCAAGAAGGAAGATGACTTCCTATTCACAGAGGCACCAAAGCCAAAGAACCAGGTGAAACTCGGAGGAAGTCATGACAACAATCCACAGACGCCAGAAATTACAACAATCGAAGACGCTGTGGCTGATTACTACAAAGACTGACAAGGAGAAAAATAAATGCCATTAACACTAGCACAAGCCAAGGTCGGGCTAGCAGATAAAATCGACCAGACAGTAATCGATGAATTCCGCAGGGATTCTTTTATTTTAGACAAGCTTACATTCGATAATGCAGTATCCCCAGGCACAGGCGGATCTACACTCGCATACGGCTACACACAGCTTTTGACACCATCTGTAGCTGAAGGAAGAAAGATCAACAGCGAATACACAGCAGGTGAAGCACTCCGTACAACAAAGGTCATCAATTTAAAGATCTTCGGTGGTGCGTTTGAAGTAGACCGTGTTCTCGAAGGAACAGCAGCAAAATCTGAAATCAGCTTCCAGCTTGAGCAGAAGTCAAAGGCCGTATCCAACAAGTTCCATTATGACTTTATCAACGGCAAATCCACAAAGAACGGCAAGGCCGATACAGACACAACACCATTCGATGGATTGGATGCACTCTGCACAGGTCTTTCCACAGAATACAAGCCTACAGCAGCCGTAGACCTTTCTACAGTTGATGCGATCAAGACAAACGCTGAAGCGTTCACATTCCAGATCGATACATGGCTCGCAACACTTTCACAGAAGCCTGATGCACTTCTCTGCAATTCCAAGACAGCAACAGCCTTGAAATACATTGCTAAGCTCATGGGCTACTACACACAGAGCAAGGACGACTTCGGAAAGGGCGTAGACGCATACGACGGCATTCCAATCGTTGACATGGGCAGATACTACGACGGAGCAAGCAGCAAGACTGTCGATGTAGTCGGCACAGACGCAAAGACAGGCACAACAGCAATCTATGCGGTATGCTTCGGACTTGACGCATTACACGCAGTATCACCAAAGGGCGGAAAGATCATCAACACATACCTCCCAGACTTATCCAAGCCAGGAGCAGTCAAGAAGGGTGAAGTCGAAATGGTTGCCGGTATCGTCCTCAAGGACAGCACAAAGGCTGGCGTCTTCAGAAACATCAAAGTCGCAGCAGCAGCCTGAGAGGTGAACCATGATCGTAACCTTTGAGGAGTACAGCGATCTAGGCGGAAGAGCCATCACATCCAAGAAGGACTACGACAGACTGGAGCCGCTGGTCGAAGAAGTCATCGATGCCTACATTAAGACCCGCATCCCGTACTGGCGAGTAAGACCGCTGGAGGAATACGGAATCGAGCTCAAGACACCAATCGCAAGACAAATCGAATTTGTAGATGCGCACGGCGGTCTTGACTATTTCCAGGGAAATAATGACATGGCACTGAAGACGGTAACTACCAGCGGGTTCAGCTATTCCATGGATGACGGCGCAAGTACACCGAAGCTGTACAATCTGCCACTGTCACCAGTTGCAAAAACGCAGATTGACTACGAGCTGATGCGTTCAGGACTCGGCTCCCGGGTGCTCCTATGAGATCACCAAGATGGCTGAGACCGCACACGATCAGGGTGATCAATGTGCTGCCGGAGAAGGACATGCAGGAGCAGCGCTCCGAAGCAATCCTGGAAAGGGTCAAGGTGGAGCTCGTCAGAAGCTCCAGCCTTGGAACCACCGGCAGAAGCAGCCAGGATGGCGTAAGCGTGGTGATTGATGCAAATGACATCAAGGCGACAAAGGAGTACCGCGAACCGCAGAACTTCACAAATCCTATGCGAGAGTTCACACTCCGCGCAGGAGACAGACTGGAATACCAGGGACAGGAATATGAGATAACGGGCGTGACCCACACAAATCCGCTGAGAAACGAACCGGAATTCATAGAGGTGCAGGCCGAATGATTGATACAGAAGTTACTGTCGACTTTCCTGTTGACAGCATCGCGGCACGAACAAAGAGGTGCCTGAGAAAGATCAAGCCAATGGTCAAGCTGAGAATCATCAAGGACTGCAACGCGAACGTACCGCTCAAGACAGGAGCCCTCAGGAACTCGGCTCTGAGATGGGCACCACTGACAAATGACTATATCGTGTGGGATACGCCGTATGCGCACTTCCAGCATACCGGTAAAGTCATGATTGGCGAAACCAGCCACAGTCCGTGGGCACACTATGGTGAAAAGAAGATCTACACAAACCGCAATCTGCCATACAGACAGGGCGGATCACGATGGGTAGAAAAGACATTCACACAGAGAAGCGCATCCTGGGACAGACTGGCGGGCGCACTTTTCAGGAAGGAGTTCAATCGATGAAACTGGAAGACGTAAAGCAGATCGAAGACGGACTATACAGATACATGTCAAAGATTGACATCGCTGGCATTCCGTGGAACCTCGAGTACTTCGAAAACAGTACACAGACAGCCCTGCTGTTCAAGAGGCAGGGATACGGACGGGAAAAGGAATCCTACCTGGGCGGCGGATACCGCGCAGAATTTCCGTTCGAAATCTACATTCAGGCAAGCAGAAAAGATACAAAGGCGAGGCTGGACCTCTCCAGAATACTGGAGGCAATCCACCAGGTGCTGGAGGAAGAGCAAAGCGCAGGCTTTCCGAATCTCACGCTGGACGATGCCGCGGCGCAGGAAATAGAAATGACCACACTGCCGGCAGACTACACAGGAGAAGGCACCAAGCTGTCTACCTTTTACTGCTCATTCATACTAACCTACGAAAAGAAAGGAAAATGGGACTGATATGACACTACCAAACAGAGAAATCAAAGTGGAAGAGAACCTCCACTACGTAAAGTTTGACAAGGAATATGTCCTCGCAAACAAGGGGCTGACTAACTGGGAACAGGCTCTCAACCCTGAAACAGACGACGGTGTGCAGTACATCGCCGAGACCAACAAAGCCAGCCAGATCACAGGCTATGCGCCATCGGTATCCTACGAAGGAAGAGCATACCCGGGCGACGCATTCGCATACTGGCTCTATTCCGTCGGCAAGGAACAGAGGATCCATGCAACATTTGAAGAAGTCGAAGTGGAAACATGGAACGAAGCCACAACAGGAGCAGGCGAATACAGGGCATACCACAGAACGTATGAAGTGCAGCCTGACAATCCAGGCTCAGGAGAAGCTGGTGCTAAATTGACGGTATCCGGCACATTTGCACAGCAGGGAAGCCAGGAAGTCGGCACATTCAACATCAAAACAAAGACTTTCACAGCACAAGCTGAATAAGGTTCAATGACAGACAGGAGGAGGCAACCATGGAACTGAAACTGCAGAAGGAAAATATCAAAACACTGAATATCGAAGGTGAAACATTCCAGATGGACTGCAACAGCCTGAAGGCGCTGCAGGCCGCCGATGAATTCACAAAGGCAACAGCCGAAGTAGAATCCATCGATGACGCACTGATTGATCTGTGCCACAGAACAATCGACAAGATGCTGGGAGGAGGAGCGTACGCGCGTCTGTTCAAGGGAATGAACACGAGCATCGCGCCTTTTTATCTATGCCTTGATCTTGTAAGAATCTTCGAGGATGAATTCATGAAAGACGAAAGAGAAGCACGCATGCGCGATACGCAGACTGCGGTCAGCCAGCTCGACCAGATGGCCAAGAGTCTCGAAACACTGACAAAGGCACAGAATATCGCACAGGCAAAGTATGGAGCAAGCAATGCTCGCAATTTCGCAGGAAGAGCTACCTACAAGAATCACCGCAGATAAGCTGGAGATTCCAGTCTCTGCAGATTTCAGAAGCTGGGTAAAGGCGGACCTCATCATGAAGGACCGTCAGATTCCAAAGGAAGCCAAACTGCCTGTCATCTGTCAGTACATCGGCCTGGATCTGTCACGCCTAAACGTGACGACACCAGACCTGTGGGCTGGCATTTTTAAATTCTACATGTGCGAGCAGGAACCAAAGGAAGAAGCGGTAAGCACAGGCAATGCAACAGCCTACCGATTCGACTGTGACTGGTGGCTGATATATGCAGCATTCAGACAGCAGTACGGAATCAACCTGATGAAGGCAGATCTTCACTGGTTTGAATTCAGGGCACTTCTGGACGGGCTGACAGAACAGACGCAGTTCATAAAGGTCGTGCAGGCCAGACTCCGTGATACTTCCAAGCTGAAAGGCGAAGAGAAGACACAGGCAGAAAAGCTGAAGCGATACTGGAAGGTTCCAGACGACAGCGCACAGGAAGAAAGAGATCCGCACGAAATTGAAGCGGAACTTTTAGCAAAAATAAGCACCTAGAAAGGAGGAAGCATGTCTACATTCACACAAACTGACGGCCAGATTACGATCCAGCTCAAGCTGGAGACGGACGGATACGAAAAAAGCCTGAAGAACGCAGCCAAGAAATCCTCCTCTATGGCAGACATCATAAAGGGCACCTTTGTAGGAAAGACACTTTTCTCGGTAGCTTCCAAAGGCTACCAGCTGATAGCAGGCTCCGTCGGAAAGGCAACCGCAAGACTTGATGCAATGGGCAAGGCCACAAATGTCATGTCTATTCTTTCAGGAAGCGCAGATAAGGCCTCGCAGGTCGTACAGGGACTGACAGATGCCGTAAGCGATACCGCCTACGGACTGGATGCAGCCGCCACTTCCACACAGAAGCTGGCTACTTCGGGTCTTGATCTTGACGGTTCAGCGCGCATGGTCAAAAACCTCATGGACGCGGTTTCCTTCTACGGAGACGGAACAAATGAGACGCTCGAGAATGTAGTCGACGCAATGGCGAAGATGAACTCAAGCGGTAAGATCAGCGCTGACCAGTGGCAGAGACTGACAGATGCAGGAATCCCTGTGCTGAAGATCTTTGCGGAAAAGACCGGCAAGAGCATGGCCGAAGTTTCTGACGCCTTTTCAAAGGGAAAGATCAGTGCCCAGGACTTCGATGCAATCCTTACAGACGCCCTCGAAAACGGAACCCAGAGCTTCCCTGCAGTTGCAGGAAAAGCGAAGGAAATGGCCGGAAGCTTTGCAACGAGCTTCTCCAACATGAGCGCAAGAATTGCAATCGGCGTGGCCAATGTAATCGCAGCATTCAACAACTTTGTACAGGATTCAGGACTTCCAAGCATTCAGACCATGATCGCAGACTTCGGGTCTGTGATTAAGAACGGACTGAACTGGGTGGCAGACAACATGCCAGCGATTCTGAACGGAATCATCGACCTCGTAAAGAAGGTAGGCGATTCCATGCCGAATCTTACAAACGCCATACGGACCGTAGTCGACTACGTCCGGCAGAACGCAGGAGGAACAGTCGACGTGATCAAGGAAGCGCTGAAGTGGCTCATTGACAACATTCCAGCAGCAACGGGAGTACTTGATTCACTGTCACCGGCGATCATCGCAATCGGCGCAGCGTTTGCAACATGGACATTTCTAAGCACAGTGAAGAATGTCGCAGGACTGCTTCAGATTAACTTCCTGAACGCAATCTTTAATGTTTCAAAGGCGTGGAATCTTTTATCCGCAGCCTTTACAGCTAACCCATTCGGTATCATCATCACGGCGATAGCCGCGCTGGTTGCCGGATTCCTGTACCTCTGGAACACAAGCGAAGACTTCAGAAACTTCTGGATCGGGCTGTGGGACACAGTAAAGACCACAGCAGGAACAGTCGTGGATGGGGTCGTAACATTCTTCACAGAGACAATTCCTGAGGCATTCAGCAGCTTTGTGGAGGCGTGTCAGAACGCAGCAGACAGCGTCGCAACATTCTTCACGGAAACCATCCCGCAGGCAATCTCGAGCTTTGTACAGGCCGTAATTCAGTTTTTCACGGTAGACCTTCCATACAACATCGGATACGGAATCGGCTGGATCATTGGAAAAATTGCAGAGTTCGGTCAGAACCTGCTCGACTTTGCGACAACGACAGTCCCGCAGTTCATCCAGAGCGTAATCGACTGGTTTATGCAGCTGCCGGGACAGATCGCACAGTGGCTGGCTGACACCCTCAGCAATATCGCACAGTGGGGCAGTGACACGATCAGCAAGGGAACAGAGGCAGCGTCTCAGTTTCTGACAAATGTGATCAACTGGTTCCAGCAGCTCCCGGGAAGAATCGGGAACTGGCTGACATCAACGATCCGCAACATTGGAAACTGGGTGACCGACATGAAGAACAAGGCCATAGAAGCAGGAACGAAATTCAAAGACGGGCTGGTCGATGAAGTGAAGAAGATACCGGGAAGGATGCTGTCCCTTGGCGGAGACATCGTAGCGGGCATCAAGAACGGCATCAAGAACGCCTGGAGCGGACTGACAAGCTGGTTCGGAAATCTTGCCAGCGGTCTGATTGACGGCTTCAAGGACGCACTCGGCATCGGCTCACCTTCGAAGGAATTTGACAAAGAAGCACGATGGATTGGGCCTGGTGTCATAAACGGACTGAAAAGGACTATGCCTGATGCCATCCGCTACATGGAAAAGGCAAGCGCAAAAATGCTTGGAGTATTTGACAGAGACAGCCTGGCAACAAGAATCAACCTGGAAGGACATTCCTTCAATCCAGGAGAAGCAAGGGCTACAGGAAACACATACGTGGTCAACCAGACAGTCAACTCACATGACGCACTGTCACCATCAGAGATGGCGCAGGAAACGAAGAACGCAATAAGGAGAGCAGCATGGCAGTAATCGTAACGTATACAAATGAATACGGAGACTCCATAGAGTTCTCCAAGAACAGCGATATCAGAATCACGGGCATCGATGGACTGTCGGCCAACAGCATCGAGCTGAGCGAGGCAACGGTAACCAATCAGGTAGGCTCAAGCATCACAGGAGCATCTGTGCAGTCAAAGAGCATGACGATCGAAGGGCGATACTTCTATACGCCTGCAGTTCGAAAAAGACTTCTGGCAGTTATTCTGCCAGGAGTTTCTGCAAGACTGCGATATCAGAACACAAAGGAAAATATCGATGTCTACTGGGAAGGACAGCCTACAAAAACACCGGACATCTCAACAAATCCCGTGTGGCAGAATTTCCAGTTCACAATGAAGCTGCCATACCCATACCCACGGACGACAGAGGAAGAAAATAAGAGCTTCTCCTATCTGCAGTCAGGCTTCAGATTCCCGCAGGCCTACTCTTCAAAGGTGCCGTGGCAGATCTCATCCAGAATCATCGAACCTCTGCAGACCATCACCAATAGAGGTGACATCCCGGCAGGATTCACTGTGACGTTCAGGGCACTCACGGATGGCGTAAAGGCGCCAAAACTGCTGAACGTAGATACGAGAGAGAATATCTCATTCTCTCAGCTTACTCTGAACAGCGGGGACGAGCTGACAGTCAACACGATGATCAACGCAAGAGAAGTACTGCTGACCACATCCGAAGGCACAAGGAACGCCTTTGAATATATGGACTATGACAGTACATTCTTTCTGCTGGCAAGAGGAGCCAACACCCTGCGCTACAGTGCACAGGAGAAAGAGGCAAATCTTGAAGTTACTCTCAGCTTTGAAGAATCACTGGCAGGTGTGTAATGAACTATTTGATTTATGATCAGAACGGTAAGAAGCAGGCTCTGCTGCAGAATGTAACATCGATTCAATGGAAGCCAAGATACTGGGAAAGTGGCTCTGCAGAAATTCACGCAAGACCGACAGACGAGAACATCAGATACCTGGTGGAACACAACAGAGTTGTCTGCCAGGAGAGAAATGAGATCCTGTTCATTGACTACGTACAGAGAAGCGACCAGAACGCAGACGGAGATGACATGATCATTCATGGCAGCCTCGACAATCTGGGAGACCGCATCAATACGGGTACAGTGTCAATAACAAACGTGGAAGAAGGGCTGAGAAAGCTGGTCACAAGCAACCAGCGAGGCCTGGACATCACACTGGCACCTTCAAAAGGACTGACAGCCAAAGTAGCAAGAACAGAAACCACATGGCAGACACTGAGGGCATCATTTGCCGATTTCTGCCAGGAATCAGGGCTGGGGTGGCGCGAAATCGTAAAGAACGGACAAATGAACGTTCTTGAAATATACGAGGGAAAACAGGCCAGAAACGCACGATTCAGCGATGACCTTGGAAACATAGCCAGCCAGGAATACACAAAGGATCTGTCCGAGTATTTCAACTACATCTACGTGCTGGGCGAGGAGAACGGAACCAGCCGGACGAGCGTCATCATTGATGCAAGAGGCGAAGGAGAAGCGGCCATCGAGAAATATGTGGATGCAAGAGACCTGCAGTCAACCTACAGGGACGACAACGGTAACGAGCATACCTATAACACCGAGGAATACACGGCTCTCCTCAATGCACGAGGGCATCAGAAGTACGCAGAAATGCTGAGCAAGGCCTATCAGTTTGAGTGCGAGCTCAACGAAGAGAATCGCATCGCAGTTCTTGGAAGAGACTATGATCTCGGCGACATCGTTCCTGTGATCAGCAAGAGATTCAAAGTAGCAAATCTTGCGCGAATTACAGGACTTAACATCGTCGAGGAGCAGAACACAAACACGAAGATCACGCTGGAGCTCAGCATAGAACAAATGGAGGTACTGAAATGACACAAAAAGCATATCCACTGGACGATACCAACTACCTGGCTGAGGACGTCCGGCTTTTTCATGTAGCCAGGACACCGGGAATCTTCAATGCAACAGGAAGCGACCTACAGGTATCAGCAACAGGAAGAATGGCCGTGGACGTAAAGCCGGGCTATGCCTTCCTTCTGACAGCCAAAGGAGGAGTGGGTGGAATCACCTACGGCAGTAACGCCACAGAAGGACTGACAATCCCGACTGCCGAAAGCACAACAAGATACGACTACATCGCCGTGCGCTATACAAAGGACACAAACAAGTGTGTGCTCGTGAGTGTGAAAGGCAGCGGATCTAAACCGTCTGGACCGGTAAGAACCGCGTCAGTATATGAAGTAATTCTTGCGATAGTTCGAGTGCGTGCAAATGCATCAGAGATCACAGCCGAAGACATCGAAGACACAAGAATGAATCAGACGTACTGCGGGCTGGTGGTCGACGGAACAGACAGAATCCCGACGGCTGGCTATGACGCACAGTTCACGGCATTCATGAACCGAGTAAAGACAAACTACGAAGAAATCTCCAAAGGCATGATACCGATGGAGAACGCGGACATTGACTCAGCCACAGCCTAGTGGAGGAGCCTATGTCAGATTTACTATTCAAAAGAGACGTCGAGGATACCCTGGACTCCCGGAGCACTGACAGACCATTATCTGCAAGGCAGGGAAATCTCCTGCTGGCCATGGTGAAGGCAAAATCATCGTCCGGAGAAAAAGGAGACCCTGGTCCAGAAGGACCACCTGGACCAAAAGGAGACCCGGGCGAGAAAGGTAATCCAGGGCCTAAAGGAGACCCGGGTGAGAAAGGAGACCCAGGTCCTAAGGGTGACCCAGGTGAAAAGGGAGATCCCGGACCAAAAGGCGACCCGGGAGACGTCACCAGCATACCTACGATAGACACGGCAGATATCGATGATATCTGCATATAGGAGGAAAAAAGCAATGACTATACAGAGATATTCAACTCCTGACATCCGTATCTTGGTGGACCCCTCGGTAGTACAAGATATCTGGCTGACCATTTCAGAGTCAGATCGAGACGAACTCATCACTAAGACGATGGAAGACATGACCGTCGAGGACAACGGATTTACTCTGACATTGACGTCAGAAGACACCGCCAAGCTCCCTAAAGGAATATACGACACGTGTCTGATTCAGGCGCGCGTGCTCTTCGTGGACGGAAGCGAGGTGAACTCCGACATTATTCAAAAGGACGTCGGAGAAGTTCTGAAGGAGGGATTCATGGTATGACAGAGATCCCAGTCGACAGAACAGCAGAACGCATCGACATCGATGTCCGCGACAGGATTATTATTCGAGCGGGCACCGCAGGAAGCGACTATGAGAAACTGAAAAACAAGCCGCAGATCAACAGTGTTGAACTAACCGGTAACAGGTCTCTAGAAGCACTTGGAATCGAGAAAATAACGAATTCCGAAATACTGAATTTACTAGAAGGAGGAGAAAAATAGTATGAAGTATTTAGATTATGATGGTTTACTTTATTTTTGGGGCAAGATCAAGGATAAGCTCAACAACAAGGTAGACAAGGTAGAAGGCAAAGGCCTATCTACAAATGACTACACGACTGCAGAAAAGGACAAGCTAGCTGGCATTGCATCTGAAGCAAACAAGACAACAGTCGAAAACGTACTCACGTCCACATCTACAGCTAACGCATTATCTGCTGCCCAAGGTAAAGTATTAAAGGACTTGATTGATACTAAAGGAAACGGCAACGGCGATATGACAAAGGCTGTCTATGATACAGACGGCGACGGTGTAGTAGACAACTCAAAAGCATTGGAAGGCCACGCTGCTTCTTACTTTGCCAAGGCTACGGACATCACAGGATTCATTACAATGAAGCAAGTGGAGGCTAAGGGCTATCAGACAGCAACACAGGTAAACACTGCTATCACAGGCAAGGGCTACCAGACAGCATCCCAGGTAACATCAGCAATCAATTCAGCCATTGCAGGCGTTACACAGTTTGATCTCCAGGTAGTAGAAAGCCTTCCAACAAAAGGTAAAAAGGGTGTCATCTATCTGATGGCTCATAGCCACGCATCCGGAGACGCCTACGACGAATACGTATGGGTAGAATCCAAGTCCGCATTTGAAAAGATCGGTAACACAGATATTGACTTGTCCGCCTACATGAAAAAAACAGACCTGACTGCCATCGCAAATTCTGAAATTGACACGATTCTCGCCAGCTAGGAGGAACCATGGCTAAATACTTAGATCAGACAGGACTCACGTATTTCTGGGGGAAGGTGAAGAACCTCGTGCAGTCGAGCGTAAACGAAAGAGCGAAAGTATGCCTAAGAGGGTATGTTGGAAATCAAACCGTTGATAAAGCGTATACAAATAAGAAACTAACATTATCCGAGATTAAATCTGTGGATAATTCACTACTCAGCATCCAAGGGTCGAAACTTGTAGCGGAGAAAAAAGGAGACTATCTTATCTCTGTTAGTTCAATTTGGGCTACTAACGCAACGAATAAACTCCTTTTTACTGGGGTGGTTGCTAATGGGGGCAATTGGTTAGGTGCACTGAACGCAGCAGTTGGTATGTTTCCATCGGGGAGTTATACACCACATCAAACTAATACACAAGTATATGCCCTTGATAAGGGTGACTACCTTGAACCTGTCATTCAAAGCAACATTGCCGGTGCAACTTGTGGTGAATTTAGAATCAGTATTATCTATGTTGGAGAAGGACAATGAGAGCAAAATTTAAAAATGGAGTAATTATTGAAAATGCAGCACTGAAAAAGAACAATAAAGAAACTGTTCTGAGTGCTCCGTTCAGAAGCGAGTATTTATCTGTACTGACAGATGGAATCATTGAATCATTTACTCTGCTTGCTGATACTGGGGAAACTGAAAAAGAGTTTAAGGCATCCGTTAATGGAATGGAAACAAGAGTGGAGAATGACACTTTATATATCGTCTATGAAACAGATGATACAGATGAAGTTCTAGCTCAGAACCAGGCCGACATTGACGCCATCAACGAGGCCATCGCTTCACTTGCTGAAATCGTAGGAGGAGGAGAATAATCATGGTTAAATGGTACGTAAGACAAATCACAATGAACCGCATGACCCTAGAAGAAGTGCCTAAAAGATGGCACGATGCAGTGGCAGAAGCACTGAAGCAGACAAACAGCTAACACAGACTTGAGGAGAAGACCTCAAGTTTTTATTTTGTCAGATTAAAGGAGGAAACAATATGACATTGAACGGTATCGATGTATCAAACTGGCAGGCAGGCCTGAACATTTCAGATGTTGCCTGCGATTTCGTGATTGCAAAGGCAACGGAAGGTCTCAACTTCGTAGACAAGTACTGCGACAAATTCATCCAGCAGGCAATCAAGCTGGGCAAGCCTTTCGGTTTCTATCACTTCGCAAGACCTACAAATGACGCAGTCAGAGAAGCAGAATACTTCTACAACAACTGCCGCGGCTACTTCGGAAAGGGAATCCCTATTCTCGACTGGGAATCCGGAAACACGAGCAACACCGCGTGGGCAAAAAGATGGCTCGACAGAGTATATCAGCTCTCCGGCGTAAAGCCTGTGATCTACATGTCCGAATCCGTAGTAAACGCAAACGACTGGTCAGCAGTTGCGGCAGCAGACTACGGTCTATGGGTTGCAAAATACAGAGACAACCAGCCGGACTACAACTACAGCATGGCAAACGCCGGAAAACGACCAAGCGTAAAGTGGTGGAAATTCTACTGCATGTGGCAGTGGACAAGCTCCGGCCGTCTGAACGGCTACAACGGTAACCTGGACTGCAACGTGTTCTATGGCGACGTAGCTACATGGAACAAGTACGCAGGCAAGAGCGGAACTGCATCAAAGCCAACAGCTGCACCAGCACCAGCAAGAAAGTCAAACGAAGTCATCGCACAGGAAGTCATCAACGGCGCCTGGGGAAATGGCGATGATCGTAAAAAGCGTTTGACTGCTGCAGGCTACAACTACACAGTGATCCAGGCAATCGTCAACAGGAAAATGGCCGCAAGAAGCGCCGTCTACTACACGATCAGAAGAGGAGACACACTGTCCGCCATTGCAGCAAGATACGGCACAACGTACCAGAAGCTGGCCGCAATGAACGGCATCGCAGATCCTAACCGCATCTACGCTGGACAGAGAATCCGCGTGAAGTAGACGACAGGAGAAGCAAACACACATGAACCGCAGAGTAAACAGACGATATCAGACACCACTGCCTCCAGACTTCGTACACTTCCTGGTCGAAGAACAGGGGCTGAGCGAAAGACAGAAGGCCGTGGTGTATCAACTGCGAAACAAGATGCAAGACAGCGAATGGCACTACCAGGATGCAAAGATGTCAAAGGATGAGTTTGAAGAAACGGTAAAAGACCTGAATGACTACTACTGGAGACTGTTGATCTCTCTGGCGCTTTCCGCATTTGAGGAACAAAAGAGGGACAGAGCGGTGGATCCGCAGGGTATAAGATGATGTTGTAAAGGAGAAATACACTATGACACCATTTCAAGGATACCCGCAGGCACCCGGAGGATTTGGATTCCAAGCCTTCCAGCAGCCTCAGTCCATCAATCAGGTGCAGTACGTCAACGGCATGGAGAGCGCAAAGGCCTACAGCCTGAGACCAAACGAATCTGCCATCCTGATGGACAGCAACAATCCGATCTTTTACCACGTGCAGGCAGATGCCAGCGGCTACAGAACCATCAAGGCCTATCAGTTCCAGGAGGTACATGAAGACAAGCCCGAAGACATCTATCTGACAAAAAAGGAATTCCAGGAATGGATCTCCTCGATTCAGAACAGAAAACAGAACGGAGGAAGCAGCGATGAATCCTCTAAGAAATAACAATCAGAGAAACATGCTCCAGCAGTTTATGGACTTCAAGAGATCAATGCAGGGACAGAACCCACAGGCGGTTCTGAACCAGCTGATGAACTCAGGAAAGTACACACAGCAGGACCTCGAAAGAGCGAAGGCGATGGCGGAGCAATTCAAGAACCTACTAAAGTAGGCAGTTCTGCAGACTGGAAATAGAACGAAAGGAGAACACACATGGACAATATGACATTGTCAGACATTGCGGCAGTCATGCCAAAGAACACGACTGACCACGACGGGTTTCTGGAAGGAAACGGAATCATTATTCTAATTCTCTTCTTCCTGATCTTCGGATTTGGAGGATGGGGCAACAACGGTAACGGCAACCTATCAGCGGATATGCAGCGAGGCTTTGACACACAGGCAGTCATCAGCAAGCTGGATGGATTGAGCAGCGGACTGTGCGACACAGCATATGAGAACGCAAGACTCATCGAACAGAACACAGTCACAAACATGCAGGGATTCAATCAGACACAGATGGGAATGATGCAGGGCTTCAATGGCGTGGACAAATCACTATGCCAGGGCTTCGGAAACGTACAGGACAGCATCAACAACCTAAGCCATCAGATGGAGCAGTGCTGCTGCAACCTGAAGACACAGATGATGCAGGATAAGTACGAAACCCTCAACAGAGACTATCAGCAGGCATTAAGTGCAATTTCTAACGCCGCACAGACACAGAACATCCTTAACAGCCTTGGAAGATACGTGACAAATCCTCCATGTCCTGCAGGATATGGCAACTTCTACGGCTACCCGGGAGCTACTCTACAGTAGGTGAGCGGCCATGCTAGTAGCTGTTAGTACAACGCAGACAGCGCTGAGCGCAAACCAGAAGATACCACTTGGATCCACAAGCATCCAGACGAACCGGGAGGCAAGACTCAACAACGGTAACATTGAAATACGAAAAGCCGGAACATTTGAAATCCTTGCGAACTTCGTATTCACCGCCACCGCGGCTGGAGATGTCACTGTACAGATGCAGGCAGGCGGAGTAAATGTGCCGGGAGCAACGGCCACGGCTACCGCTACAGCAGGCGGAACAGTTACACTGCCAGTGCTAGGCGCCGTACAGACACGCCCGGGCACACAGGGAGCCACAGTACCGATCAGCTGGACAGTCAGTGCAGCAGGAACGCTGGTGAGCGCCACAGCAAGCGTAAAGCGCGTCATTTGATGCGTATACCCGACAGAAATGCCGGGTTTTTATTTTTAAAGGAGAAACGTATGAACAATTTATTCAATCTAGAATGGTGGAAAAGAGCAGGCACAAGAGCAGTCAAGACTATGGCACAGACAGCACTCTCCCTATTCACAGTAGGCCAGGTGATCAATGATGTGGACTGGATGATGGTGGCCAGCGCTTCAGCAGTTGCTGGTCTGTATTCCTTGCTGACATCCCTCGCTGGCCTTCCAGAGATGGATGATGGAAGCGGTAAAGACAGTGCAGAATAGCGCGGAGGCATCCTATGGAAACAGGACAGATCATAGCGCTGGCCAGTCTAGCCGTGGCCCTGGCCGGATTTTTAGTCGGAAGACTTACGGCAAGCAAGAAGGACGGACAGCAGGTGGGCACTATACTGACAAAGCTGGACGATCTCACAGAGAACATCACGCGCCTGGAGAAGCAGATCGACAAGATCAGTGACAGGTTGGACAACCGTGTGGCCATCTTGCAGAAGGATCAGAACGTTCTGCGAGACAGGCTGGCCTCCCTAGAGGGCAGAGTGGCAGTCCTCGACGGAGGCTCAAACGGGAGGTCTTGACTTCATGAGAGGAGAAGACTAGTATGGGCTCAGGTGGACAGAGAAGTGTGAAAACACGAGCTGCCGGCGGCGGAGCCACCACAGTCGCCGCTGCGGCGACCTCAGCAGGAAGCACAGGCGGAGGAAGCGGAACTTTAAACAGCACGCCACAGTCAACAGGTAGAACACTTTTCGGCACAGAGACGTTCTCTACTATGACCCGGAGCCAACAGGAACGAATCGTTAATAACTCCCTCAGTGCACCTCAGAAAAAGAGCCCTAGTGCCTACGACTCGGGGTACCAGAAGTTCATCAACAACTCCGGACTGGACGGGAAGCCTCAACTGATGGACTCGGATGAGTTTGACAAAGCGAGCGGACCGGTAATCTACAGAACTATCAACACTGACCCTTGGGGCATGAAAGCAAAGGATATAGTTGAGAGTACGGCCAACGATGATATCTTCCTGTACAATGCAGGAGGAGGAATGGCTCACGGCGTGGGGCTGTACACAACGCCAAGCTACGACGGATCTAGGGTCTATGGTGACAACTACAACAGTACGAAGACCTCCATGATGCGCTTCAAAATCAGGGACGACGCAAAGATAGGAAGTGCACCGGATATCAAGGCGCAATACCTGAAAGAATCTAAGAAGAGGGGCACCCTCGCATACAAGCTGGCCAATGATCAGCGCATAACGAGCAGAGCCTCCGGCAGAAGCCACATGGACGACTCAAGAATCGGCATATATGCGGCAAGCAAGGGATACTCCGTACTTGTAGAGTCGTCAGGGCTAACTACACAGAAGCAATTCAGACAATTACTTTCTTCAGGTAGCGACGTATATTGTAGAACGCCAAATTAAATACACATAAAACCAATAATATATTCAAATTAAATGAAAAAAAGATGCAGAGAAAAGACTAAGTCATAGTCAAAATATCTGCATTTTCTGTATGATTAAAA